CACCGCTCTACTTCAACGACGAACAAGTGGACTTCATCATGCAGAACATCTACCGAAACAGAGATGGGGATTTCAGACTCATTCCCAAGATGCGGAACTGCTCTGTCGAAACTATGCCACTTGAAGGTCTCAAAGCTGACGATGACATCATTGCCGCAAGACTTCTGATTACACGAGTTGCCACAAACGGTACAAGCGAGGAATTCAACGGACTCAAAGAGCTTCGCAAACAGCCGTATGATGGGCCGTATGATGGAGTCTTCACGAAGATGGCCCCGAACTTGCGAAGGATTAAAATCATTTCCAGTTTCGCAAAGGACGAACCTCACGGTTTCTTCACTCGTAACGGACAGATGTATAGAAATGTCTGTTCCCAGATGACCACTGTTAATCAGGAGTTGATAAATGACATCTCGCTTCGCAGGGCTATGTTCCTTATGTTTCTCGTGGCTGGTGGAACAGGTGAAGACTGGGTTGCCTTATACAATCTTGTGCATTTTATGGTTCGTGTTCCTAATAGTGCCACTGGTTATGTTCTATACCTGAACGACTTCGACGCTGGAGGCAACGGTAAGTCTAAGTTCATCAGTCTTCTGCATCGTATGTTTGGAGACTCGTTTACTGCGTTCTCCACTCAGCAGCTCCGATTCACAATCAGTCTTCTCGGAAAGCGTCTGGTGTCTATCAGCGAATACGAGGACTCCGACAACGGTAAGCAGTTGCAGACACTAATTAAATCTATGACTGGTCGAGACAATTTCCAGTACGAAGGCAAGGGTGTAGACCCAATCGTTGCTGAAACATATCAGAACTTTGTGATTAGTTCCAATAGGTACATATACTTTGACGACTCTGGTATCAAGCGTAGAATTCAGAACTTCCATTGTTCTAACCTTCTGCACTTGATTATGAACAAGTTCACAAAGAATCAGGACTACCTGAACAAACTGTTCGGAAACGTCTACAATGGTCAGGCTTTGCTCGTTCAACAAGAGATGGCTCACTCGCTCCTTGATTATATCGCAAAGGACGAGCGAACTTATAATATCCCTATCAGACCTCAGTCGGTAGTACTCGGGGCCTTGAAAAACCCCATACTCCGCTCGTTGTTTAATCCTAGATTGAACTTTGACGGCTTCTGTATGGAGACTCCGCAAGGCACGAGAATTGACTTGATTAGACTCGACCCAGATGCAAGACCTGAACAGCTCAACTACGCCAGTTCAACAATCCAGAACTGGTTTGAAAAATTGAAATTAGAAGCAAGTCGGGACAACACATCACTCACCACAAGCTATGGACTCATCGCTTCCGTTGAGTATATGAAATCTCGTTTGCTAGAGTTAGACGAACGCAGCAACAGACTCCGTTCAAAAGACCACGTAGTTCTGGAGAAGTGCGAACTCAACGGGTTCCGAAGTCAGGAATTGTTCCAAGAGTTCATTCTTCCAGAATGCGTGAAGTACAACATACCAGTTGAAGAAACTGAAACCATCATCAAGGTAGGTTAAAATGCTAATACTTAGACGAATAAAAAAGACCAGTGCTGTCGCTATGGGCACACTCACAGGTTCAAATATCGGTACATATTTCACGCTGGAGAATGCAACGAACCTTCTTCCAGACGGGGTCTATCGGGTAGAAGTGAATTACTCACCAAAGTTCCTCTCATTTCGTCCGCACATCTGGAACGAGCATATAAGTGCTGCAAGGGGTTTTCGTATCCACGAAGGCAACACCGTCAAGGATTCGAGCGGTTGCGTTCTCATTGGGAATGGATCCAATCTCAGGACTCTGAAACTGACCGAAAGCAAGGTTGCCCTCACTCAGCTAATGGGCGAACTCACCAGACTCGGCGGTCGTTGTGAACTCACAATCATCACGGAGGCTTGATGCCAAAAGAAAAGATTTGGAAAGTTGAATACTATAAAAGTGATATTGATAGACTGAGAGATATTAAAACTGTTGATGAGTTTGATAACTTTGAGTCTGCTAAGGATTTTACAATTATGAAAATGGAGAATAAAATGGGTGCTGTTAGGCTCATACATCCTGACATTGACTAATGGCACATAACACTATGAAAAACGCTAAACCCAATCCAACACCAAAGCCCAGTGTTCAAGACCTGTGCGACCCAGACCACTACAAGGGAGGCAAGACGGAAGTCATTGACATTCTGGAAGAAGTCATTGAAAATCCGAAGCGTAGCCTCACTCCGAAACAGAGATACAATATCGCTCAGGCGTTGAAGTATCTGCTCCGAAGCGGTCTTAAAGGCGGCCCCGAAACTGTCGAGGTGGACTTGCAGAAAGCCGAGAACTACATCCATCGTGCGATGACTGGTTCTTGGATTGACAGGTCTTTCCTTGACGGAAGCGGCAAGCCAAGATAAATCACTCCCCATACCTAGTCAAGTCCTTTCCGAATTACTACATTCGGGGAGGACTTTTTTTTATCGGAGAATGACTATGGTATATGGACTGCCCTACAAGGGTTCAAAAAACACGATTGCGGAGCGAATTGTCGCCGCACTGCCGTCTGGTACTAATTTCGTAGATTGTTGCTGCGGTGGCGGGGCCATCGTTCAGGCCGCAACGCTGTCTGGTAAATTCAAGACGGTTACTGGATATGACATAAACAAAGCCATCATTGGACTGTTGCAAGCCACGATGGTGGATTTTGAAAAGATTGATTACGAAAACTTCCCTGTGGTGAGCAAGGAGGAGTTCTACGCAGCCAGAGACCGTAATGAGACTCTCTACGATTTCCTAATACGATACACTTGCAGCTTCGGTTTCAATGGAATGGAATACTTGTGGGGTGAGTCCAGAACGAAGTACAAGACTCTGATGCACAATGCTATCTCGCTCCCGACTATGGAACAGCGGCGACAGGCAATCCGAGACTTTGTGGGCTGTTTGGTCAAAGACAAATTGAGCGAGGCCGAGCTTAAAAACCTGACGCATCTGGAGCAGGCAACCAATCTAAATAGATTCCACGAAGTAGAGAACACCATGCGTTCCAGAGAGTCCAAAACCAAACTGGATTTTGTATGCGGCAGTATGTTCGATATCCCCTTTGAAAAGTATGATGTGATTTACTTTGACCCACCGTATGCGGGAACCAAGGGTTATAATGGAAAGCAGTTCTCTTTCATTATGTTCAGGACGTTGCTGCAAGTTTTGAAAGATATGGGTAAGACTGTGTTCGTGAGCGAGTACAACCAACCCGCAGAAGGATTCACGGAGATAGCCTCTTTCAACAAGATGATGACTCAGAAAGCCGACGAAAACCGACCAGTTCTGGAGAAACTATTTTATGGTGGAAGCAAAGAACAGTACGACTCGCTCGAAGGCTTGTCCACTCCATCTGAGTCAGACAGCGACACCCCTGTTCTCGACAATACTGATGAGAGAACTGGGGAAACTGAGACTGATAGAGGAGTTTTATAGTTGAAAACTCCATAGCCAGTAGTGAAAATCCATCGTAAAAATACTTCGTTTCACTATATAATTTTTTTTTATTTAAGAATTATTTTTTTTTTTTTGTTTTTTTTTATAAAAAAAATATATTTATATATGAAACGAATCACTTTTACGATGGATTTTAATTACTCCTTCTCCAGTTTTCCACGAATAAAACTTACATCGGAGCGAATGTCGGACAGTGTTTGCGTGAACACTGCGTTTTCCTTTTCAAGCATCTGCACTTTAATATTCAACTCCTTGACCTTATTGACTACCCAGAAGAATGCTAGGGCCGCTGGTGTACCCAGAACATTACCCACCGTAGTGTAGATGTCGCCCAAGTTTATATCATTCATAAAAATCTCCAAGCATCGACGGCTGCCTTGCAGTGTGCACAGCAGAGCGATACACTAAATCGGTCATATTCGAGTCTGGTCACGTCGACCATCTTTCCATTCACTTCCTTAATCTCTGGGACTGGTTGGGCTGCGGGGCATCTTGTGTGATGACAGGACGGCTCCACATAGGCAATATACTTGAATCCGTGAGTAGCGTTGTCATATACGGACTTATCCTTGCCGATGACTGTATATGGAAGCCTGTGTTCCAGACAGTACCTAATCTTTTCATCGGATTCAATCTGGTCTATTATAAGTATGTGGTCGAAGACTTTAGGGGGATTCTGCAAGTCGTGGAACGCCACGATACGTTTAAGTCCTCGGCGACTCTCTACTGGGACGATACCATTAGTTCTAATGTGAACCGTGTACCCTTCCGTGGAAAGCCAGTCCAGAAGCTCGTCTATACCCTCGTAAAGCGTAGGTTCTCCACCAGTAAGCTCCACAAGCCACAGCTTTTGTCGAATGTTCGACTTTATCCACGGGATAATAACACTGTTGGTAAGATGGTAGTCCTTGTCGTCGGTGTTCCGATACTCAGCCATAGGACAATGCCAACACGCCCTGTTGCACTTTGAGGTTAGGCAAATCTGAAGGTAGTTCATTAAGGTAACCTCTCTGTGGTTCCTTCAGGGTAGAGCCTAAACCATAGTAAATCGTCGTATCTCCAAGAACCAAACTGGATAGTGGCAAAGTCTCCGTGGTTGCTGTCTGCGTTCAACGACGGTGAGGTTATGTACTGGGAAGTCAAGTCACCCCACTGCTGGGAACTATTGTCTTTTGCGGACAGTTCGAGGAATCCTTGGTTATTGACATTGGTATCAAGGAATAAAGCGACATAATACTTCTCATCAGGGAGAATCTGGGCATAAGGGGAAACCTCAACACCGAGTACAACCCAGCACTCCCCAGTGACTCCACCAACGACGTCCTTCGGGACAGACAATGCGATAAGTTCGCCGTTGCCAGTAGTCGTCTCGTGATAAATGGCAACTCGATATCGGAGGCCTACTGACGAGGACAACACATTGAAGTGTAAACAACAGTTTCCGACTAGATTGATGGTGTTGGGTACCGATGTTGTATCGAGGAGATGCAACTGTGCGGGTGCATATCCGCTCGGGTGATTGACTATGCTGGGCTTGTCAGTGTCATCAAA